TTTCGTCCACCCCTTTGTCCAGCATAATTTGATGTGCCAGGTTTAGGTGCGATACTACGCCAGAAGACTGTTGCGTTGTCTAGTCCTAATGTTCTTGAATTGTACCAGTCATCAACACCAGCAACCAGAACTCTGGAGTTAGTTGTTGAACAAGTAAGTACAACTTCGTCATTATTAAGTGCAGATACGCTTAATTTTACGTCATCCGTAACTGCTGTTCCACCAATACCTGCTCCACTAACGGTAATTGTTGTACCAACACCATATGCAGATCCAGGACTTGTTAGTGAGACGGTTCCAATACCACCACTTGCATCTCTGAAGATGGTAAAGATTGCTCCAGTACCTTCAGCACTAACACCTGTTAGGTTAGTGTAAGTACCACTTGAAGCAGATGGAACAGATGTAAATGTGGTTAAACCAACGGTACTTACTGTACCCTGACTTAAGTCATAACCACCAACCGATGTACCAGCGATAGATACGGTATCTCCAACCGTGTATCCAACACCAGCATTTGCGATAATTGCAGACGCTACACCACCATTTGTACTGTTACGTACAATGTCGAATGTTGCTCCAGCACCACCACCACCAGTTGTACCACCAACTCCAGAATATGATTGGTCTTGCTGACCCTGAATCTGACTGAATGTGGTAATACCAATAGTCTCTATTGAGTCTTCTGGTGATACAACGTCACCGTCAGAGTCGAGAATTGTAAGTCTTTGGTTCTTGAGGAACGATGCGTATTGACTTCCTTCCGAATATGTTACGTTTGTTTCTAAACCTGGTTGTGTACCACCAGTAGAAACACGAGATCTAACCTTAATGTTCAGAATACTTGTTCCAGTATCTGGTGCATTAACGACCTCTGTAATTATTCCTTTTAAATATCCTGTGAAAACTGAGGTTGAACCTGCTCCTGGGATCACTTGTCCAGTTATATCTACTGTAATACCGTATCCAACTTGAGCACCCATATTGGCGACTGACGTTGTGGCGATACCAATAACTTGGTCTGCCATATCGTCGATATAACAAATTTTTACTCCATTACTCCATGTACCTGGATTCTTAGCAGAGTAGTAAAAGGGTGACGCTGCATCCAAATAATTGGTATTGTAGTCGTCAAAGTTTTTAATCTTTGTGCTTGCTACAGATGAAGTACCAACCCCAACGTTACCGTTCGCTAGGTTGTCGTCATCCGACCTAATTACCTTAAGGACACCACCATATGATAAGTACTGTGATGCTGACATCCAATACTCATATTGAGCATCGTTGTCGTAAGGTTTTCCAAATGTACTTATCAGATCTTGCTCTGTAGCAATATTAATAGGTTCCGATACAGGTCCAATTTCAAAAGGTCCTGCGATACCTCCAATATTGTCAAGAACGTTTTCCGCTCTACCGACAGTTAAGTCAACTTCTCTAGTTAGTACACCAGGAGATAATTGAGGAGTTGCCATGTTCTATGTCTCCAAAAATTCTCAGTTTTGTTCTAGAGATATTTATTAAAATATAACTTTAGAATAGGGCTACTACTTATACTCCCACATGTATGACATATCTCCATACTCATCTGTATACCACCTGTCTCCTGTATTATCTACAAAACTATCATCATCAAGACCATTCTCTATAAACCCAAATGGAGCCATGTCTTGTTCAATTTGATTCTTTTGTTCTTCATAAAGTCTTTTACGAACATCTTGGTCTGTAATCTCTTTAAAATAATCTTGCTCAACTAACCATGCATATATTACCAAGCACATTGCAAGGTCATCATTACATCCATCTTCTGCTTCAAACGAATTACTTTTTTGAATAAATGTAGTTAATTCAGCGATAATGTCATAATCTTTAAAAGCAATCTTATCAGATTCAATCAAAGTCTTTAAGTTTAAACATCCAACCTTCTTAACTGTCTTGGACATCTTGACTCCAAGTTGAGTCTTCTTACCAGAGAATCCTTGACCTACAACTTGACCTGCCCTACCTCTCATAGAACACATTAAAACATTTTCATATTCTAAATCGTAATTAAGAATAGATGCTACTTGATCCCCAACATCATTAACTTCACATAAGATATATGCCATATTATAATTTCTAGCAATATCGTAAATTATTGAAGGGAATAACATAGGTTTAATTTCATTATTCCTATATTTTGCAACCAATTGATGTGGGAAGGTTGTTATATCAATAACTGTAAATGCAGAGTAATCATTACCTACTCCACGAGCAACGTCAACAGTAACCACATAATTATGATCTGTTTTAACACCTTCATACACATCTAGACCCTTATTACTTAATGCTGGTGATTCATACACCAATCTTCTTAATGTTGCTGGTGATATAAGAGTATCAACAGATCCTAAGAATTCACACTCAAACTCAACTTTAAACTGTTGTTCTGAAGTGTTAGCAATTGTTTGTAACTTCCATGCCTCATCTCTACCTGGAACATCCCACCAATTAACTTCCGTTGGTATATACTCATTCTTCTTACGTTCAGCATCGTGCCAAAGTTTATAGAAGTGATTCATCCCGTGAGGGGTAGAAACAATTATAACCTTGGTATTTTTACCAGATGAAATGGTAGGATAAACCGAACTAAAGAACTGATCGGCAATATGATTTTGAACGAACGCAAATTCGTCTAAGAATATGATGTTGTAAGATCCACCACGAACTGCAGATGCAGATGTAGATGCAGCAATAATTTTAGAACCATTCTCCAATTCAAGAGATGCTTTGTTCCAAGTTAAAACTCCCTGCTGCAACCACCTTGGTAAGTTCTCATATGCAGTTTGAAGTCTATCTAAAAGATCCTTAGCAGTAGATGCCTTGTTAGCAAGGATTGCTATATTTACATTATCATTAAAAATAGCATAGTACAGTAGATAAGATACAACAATGGTTGATTTACCCGACTGTCTGGGTAGTTTGCATATGTTAAATCTGTTATGATGAAACTTATCTAACATATCCTCCTGAAAAGAATACGGTTCAAATTGCTTTAAACCGTAATCCAGAGTAACAATGTTTATATAATTCTTCGCAAAATATATCGGGTCGTCTATACATCTAGAAAATTCAAGAACTTGCTCCTCAGTAAATTCCTGAGTAGTATTTGCCTTTTTTAATAAGGGATTACCAAGATAATGATCAACAGCCATTTAATTAGTTTGCAAATCCTACAGCAGCACCTAAAACACTAGCGTCTGCAGCAAAGATTGCTTCAGTTGATTTCTTCCCAACAATTTCAACAGTATTACCTAACAACGTTAAGGTTCCAATTGTTGTAGATCCTCCAACTGCATCAATGACGGTTACTAATCTTGCAGTACTAGTAGTATTGACAAGACGAACTGCTGCTGCACCACCGAAGATAGATGCACCTGCAGCGTCAGTGCCACATGCTGCTTGAGTTCCTTTAATTAAAGTGATCATGATTTTTTAATGTCCCGTAGTTGTATTTATTAAGAGTTGTCTTGTGCTTTCTTCTCATCATCACGAACTTTCTTTGATTTTTTAAGGAAGTTCTCTAAATTTTTTGAAGACTTAGCATCACTTGCTTTCATCTTTTCTAAATTTGCTCTCATAGCATCAGCAATTTTACCTTCACCCATGAATCCTCTTAATGACTTAAGAAGTTCTTCCTTTTTCAAACCTTTAAAAGATCCTTTACCTTGTCTGATATTAGACTTACCATATGGATATCTTAATTCCATTTCTGGACTATCAGCAGACTTACGGTATGATGGTGGGTTTCCTCTTTTACCTGCTTTCTTTCTATCTCCAAAATTAGCCTTATCTAATCTTCTACCATGCTTGTAAGCAAAACCTTTACTTACTTGACTACTTGCCATATCTTTTTGAGCATCAGACATACCAGCAGTATGTGATGCCATACGATTTTCATACTGAGGATGACCTTTTATGTTCTCCTCTCCACCATGCTTTTTAGCAAGAGCTTTTCTCTTCTTCTCATAATCAGGAGATTTAGTATTGTCATACTTTGCCTTTGCTTCTTCCTTGTGTGTCTTACCAGGCATCACAGTTCCATCAGGCATCTTGTGTGCGTTCTTGTCTTTTCCGTATGTGATACAAGGATCTTGACCACATCCACAATTCTTTTCACCCTTCCCTTCAGGTATAACATGTTCATGCATTTCAGTAACAAGAATTTCTAAATGTTCTACAGGAACACCTTCAACAATATACTCTTCAAACTCAACATCATAATGAGCAACATTACCATCCTCATCTAGGTCATGTGCTTCTGGAATACAGTTTCCTATACCATACTCTTCATGCTTTACCTTTGATGCACAGTTATGGTTTTTTGCTTTCTTTTCTCTTTTACTAATCTTACCATCTACATCACTCTTTTCATACCACTTACCATCACCATCATCGTCTTGCCATCTTTTTCCTTCTTTAGTCACCTTAATAAGAGGGTTCTTATCATTATCAAATTGTGCCATATTACTTGCCAATTCATCTCTTTGGAAGTAAACAACTTTACCACCAGGATATACTTTTACAATCTCATCTTGAACATCACCTCTGGAAGGCATCTTCTGTTGTGGGAAGAACATCCTAATATTATACATTTTAGCTCGCCATTGCACACCAACCATAACGATGTGACCGAATTCTGATGGTAGCCTTACTGCTTCATCAACTGTCATTTGGATTTCCTCCTGTTGTTTTTTCTTCTCAGGCAAGCCTTTGTGTTTTGTTGATGCAAAATCTTTTGCATCTTTTTTACCAATTTCACTGGCAACTTTTGCTACTTCAGGGGAAGAAGCACCTTCACCCTTCTGTGCTGCACGAACCATACCAAAAAATCTTTGTTGTTTTTTAGAGACTGCTTCTTCTGATTGAGTAGCAGCAGACACTTTTGCATCTATCTCTTTAGAGATGTTTGCTCTCTCTTTTGCTCTTGCTTTTGCTTTTGCTTGTGAAGCAGCAGCTTTTGCAAACTGTTGTTGTCGGGAAGAGTGTGTCTTTTGATTAGATGATGTAAATGAAGCAGTACGTTGTTTTTGTTTTGCAAGGTTTGCTTTTCTTTTATCATCAAGACTTTCATTAACATCTACATTACCTTTGGTATCTGTAGCTGCATGAACAGACTTATGTCTTTGATCTCTTGCCTTTTTAGTTGCTTTGAGTTCCTTTTTTGCTTGATCATAGGAATCTTCTTCATTAACCCATTGATCTGCTGCCTTCATTTTAGGCATAACATCTTCAGGTCTAATAAGATCAATAATCTCAGCAAATTTTTCACCAGTGCATGTGCGAAGAATTAAATTCTCACCCATTCCACCACCATCACCACCACCATCGCCACCATTACCACCGTTACCATTAGTGTCATTTTCATCCTGATCATCATCGTCTTGAACAAGACGACCTCTACCACCTACATGGTATCCAGAAGGAACTTTTTTACACTTTTTATCGGTATAACAATAGTATTTACCCTTACCACATGACTTATGCATATGGTCTTCAAATACATCGTTATTAATCTCAGTAACAATTAAATCTACAATCTTAAGTCCTTCAATCTGTGGATTAGGAGGAAGTTCGATTTTAGATTTTAATTTCTTTTTTGCCACAGCAACTTCATTAGGATTAGATGATTTAGTCATATTCCTAATCTTAGATTGCTTAGAGGCATCTTTATGAGATTTTTTATCAATGGCAAAACTCGTCATATATCAAGACAGTTTTTTTCTATTTATCTTTTTCTTCTGCTTTGTTCTTTTTTAAAAGTTTAGATAGTTCTGCTGTTGATCCAAAAAACATAGCATTAGTAACATTAGTTGGACCTTTTGGATTATCTTCTTCAATTTCTTTAATCTTTTTCTGAAGATCTACCAACTTATCTGTTGTATCAGCAACAGATTTAATAAGTTGACCAACAACCTCAAATGCTCTTGCTTGACCTTGATCAACTGCTATCTCTAAAGCACTATCTAATGCTTCCTGACCCTTCTCTATAATGCTGTAAAGATTACCACGAGTGTACTCATAATCCTTTTCAATATCTTTATCTTTATTTTTAGATACTGGTACTGGTTTTTCTACATCTTTTACTGGTTCTGGTTTTAAAACTTCAGGCTCAACAACTTCGTCTATATCAAAAGTGTCATTTAAATCTTTGAATTTATCCATTAGAATCCACTAAAACCAAAATCATCTCCACCTTCTATAAGTGCATTATCAGCACTTGTAATTCCTTTAACATCACTACCACGAACATGTTCAATGGCAGATGTATTATAAGAAGCACGTTTTACAGTTAGTTTATTACCAGTAATACCAGTAATATACATTGTCTCATTATTAATATCAATGTATGTTTGTTCTGCTAATCCTGCTGAATCATCTACAGGGATAATAGTTGTTGTTGCGAGAACATCTTCTGAGAGATTTGCAATAACATCTCCAGTGTAATTCTTCGTAGCAACTGGTGTAGCATATGTAAGTTGACGACCAGTACCATATGTCGCACTTTGCTCTCCAGGTGTAATACCAACAGATACCTTCTTGATAAGATCCTTTGGTGTGCTTGGAACTGGACCAAACAAGTATGTCTTAGCAGTAAAGCTTAAAGTATACAATAACACTCTTCTTGCAGTATAATCACCTTCATAGTTGTCTTCAAATGCAACTTGATCTAAGGTAATTGGTATATCTTTCTTCTCTCCAATAGTATCTACTAGATCGACTGTAATAGTATAGTTAGGTTGAAAATATGGAAGTATTTGCTCTACGATTTGTAAAGCGTCATCATTTAAAAGAGTCATTACCGATAACTCAAAATTCATATTGTAAGGAACAGGCATATAAACCTTACGAACATCCTTTTTATCGGTTTTTATTGAAGTTACAAATGTTTGAGTTGCACCAACTTTTCTACTAGTATCATATTCAATGCCTGTAAACTCAAAAGACATTCTAGGCAAACTCATAGATACTGGTTTATTCAGATCTGGTTGCTGATCAATTCTTGCTAAAAACTTTTGTGTTGGACCATATGCCAACGGAACTTTAATAATCGCTTGCGGATCAGCAGAAGTATCACCATCCCTATGAATAGTGATATTGTTGAAGAGTGTACCGAATCCGATTACGGTTTTTCTAAAAATTTGATGGTAAAAATGATCAAACATAATTATACATTTCCAAATGGGTTACTTTCACTAAAGTCTAAAATATTATCTGCTTCAGACTCTATAGTTGCATTTTGAGGGAATCCAGTTTCTGGAAGATCATCACTATTTAGATCACTTATACAGAACCTTGTAGAAGTCTCTTGACCAACTATGTATTCTCCTTTTTGGAAGGTTCCTACAATTTGACCAACTCTTAACTCCCGTGTAACAGCATTCCAAGTTTTAACTTGAGCAGTTGCACTACTTGCCGTACCAACTATATCTTCTCCTCTATCAAACGAACCAGTTCCTCCAGTCTGTACTGGTGGTGCGATTAATATTTCTGGAGAATCAGTATAATATCCACCACAAGATTCGTAAATAAGTGCTGTAACTGAACCTGCAGCAGATACAACTGCCTTCACTACTGCTGGTATAGTTGTACTACCAATACCACTATATCCATCGGGTGCAAACGCTACAGTTGGAATACCAATATAACCTCCACCTCCATTAGTGATAGTAATAATACCACAAACACCATCAGCAATATTAACTATTCCATATGCACCACTTCCTGTATCAGTCATGAAACCAACTCTAGGTGCAGTAGTATATCCAGAGCCTGGATTTGTTAAATTGACTGCTTGAACTCTTGATAAATCTGCATTTGGTTCACAGAAATCAACAAGTCCAGAAATCATTGAAGCAACACCAACTGCATTTGTTCCTCCACTTGGAGCAGAAGAGAATGCAACTTGAGGTGCTTGATTATATCCAGAACCTCTTTTAGATACAATAATATTACGGACACCACCATTAACTAGAGTTGTAACAGCAGTTGCTTGTGATGCTATTCCAGCAAGGGTCATTGTCTGAATATAACCTTCTTCTTCAACATTATCATCAATAAAGTCAATTCCAGTATCAACCTCTTCATCGTTGTAGATGAATAGTTCACATCTCAATTCATAAACATAATTCTTCTGTAGTTGATAGAATGGTTTTTCATGCTCAACATATTTAATTTCAAACAATCTATCTCCCAATGGGAAGTATATTAAATCTCCTTCTTTTGGTCTTGATGCTAATTTAACACCTTTTAAAGGTTCTATTCTATTCCTAATTTCTTGCTCATATCTTTCTTTTGATATGATTAATGTCATATCATCTAACTCTTGAACACCAAACTTAGATAGAAGTGTTCCTGCTCCAGAGTATCCATCAAATGTCTCAACATATGCTTCTAAAGGAATAGCATTAGCAAAGTTAGATCTGGAGACTTCCTCCATAACTGTTTTTTCAGCACCAAAATTTCTTGGTATGTAATAAACTTCCACACCAAACATCTTCAGTTGTTCATTCACTAAGTCCTGAACAAGACTTTGTTCTCCCTTAGAACCATGTAGAAAAAACGGGTTAAGTGCCATTATCTTAACCTATCATATCTAAAGGTGGTAACTCGTATGTAGAAGACATCTTCTCGATAAGGGCATCCATCTCTCTTTGTCCATCATCCTGTATTTGTCTCCCATTCATTTCAATACCACCAGGTAATTTAACTCCTTGGAACTTACTTAAATTAACACCCCACTGACGCTTAATTACAGCAGTCAAATAAGGTTTTAAGAATCTATCATTCCATATCTGTTCAGAAGTCGCAGGATCTAATGCTCTATAACAATCAAGAATTATATAAGTACCCACTTCAATAGATCTCCAATCAATATCAAGATATAACTTATCTTCTCTTTGATTGTATCTTATTTGTTTTTGTGTTGATAATAACCAATCTAAATCTTCAAGATAACTCTTGGTCATTGAATATGTTAATAATTCAGTTGATCCCAAATAATAAATGTCATTCAAGAATAACTGATACTTGATACTGAACATTCCAGCAGAAAGTCCACCACCACCTTCAAATTTAAAAATCTTTGATACACCCATAACTGAGGGTGGAACTTTTATATAATTACCAGTCTCATACCAATTAAATGTCACATTCCCTTGACCAGGAATATTATCATTTACGGAAGTAGTAGCAATACCAACTTTACCTCCCTCATGTGGATTCGCAACAGTACCCCTATCAATATCCTCTTGAGTAATTTGATACTTTAAGAATGCTTGAGTTGTACCATCAAAATGACGTTCATGGAATAATTGAATAGCATCATCTACCAGATCATCAATCTGTTCATCAGCTACATTGATCTCCAATACAGGAGCACCTAGTTGCCTCTTGCAATAATCTATTAAAGTTTGGCGACTGGTTGGTTTTGCCATTTTACCTATCTAATAATTTGCTTATCATATCTTTAATTTCACCTATATCAGATTTGAGATCTTGAACCTTAGATTCAAGTTCATCAACTCTCCGAACATCTTTTTGCTTTAAACGCCGTAGGGCAAGATATTTATCATGCCCTTTTCTATCAACGTTAATTATGGCGTTGGACTCAGTATCTCGTAAAAGATAACTATGTCCTTCAACTTTTAGAAAACGTTGTTCCATATTATGCTAGTGCAATTGCCCTCAAATCCCTTATTCTAGGTGGATATGCCTGATTTGTAGATGTTCCTACAATCTTGACACTAAAGTACCTGAATTCAGGAAGGTTATCTATAGTGAACTCATAATCACTGAATGGAATGTTATCACTTCCATGTGCTAACACGTCGGTCTTAGGGATCTTCTTATCAGGAAGTCCACTGTTCTTAGCAATATCTAGGATATTACCATTAACATCAAAGTTACCGTATCCAGGGAATGGATAATAAATTGGTTCAGATTCAAGACTATCAGAGATTGCGTAGAATGCTCTAATGTCACTAAATGTATTCAAGTATGCTGCCAATAGAACCTTAATAGATGTAGCAGAATTTTCTAATGCAATTGGTTTATTTGCATAGATAAACGCTGTTGGATCATCTACTAGAGTTGACGCTCTAGAATCTCCAGCATAATCTGTAATTGGTTGGTTAACTCTATTACTAATGAGTACCATACCAACTCTATCTAAGTCAATAACTGGTGAGATATCACTATCTGCAGTTGATAACGTAAATGTTACCTCCAGTGACTTATTGCCAGGACGAGAATCTAATTGGGCAAGTTCATTAACCTTAGATGCAATCATTCTTGGTGCTTCAAGGAATGTATCATCTTCCATATTAATTGGGACTGTTTCAGTCTCAACGAATGAGGATTCTGATCCATCAATACTTGTTGCAGTAGTACCTTTAAGTTCACCTTTGATAGAGGTATTTGGTAATACCATTGTCTGAACAATAGGTTTAATTGCTTCAAATTGTATATTTTGTGTTGCATGTATTGCATCACCACCAGCAGATTTAGACTCATTAATGAATAATTTACCAAATCCAACACCAGTACTTCTATCAGTACCAGATGCAGAAGACATATCAAGTTTCAAATAATAAGAATCAAGAGTTATGGGTCTTACAGGTGTTGCATCTTGTAATGTATGAGTTTTGTTAATACGTCTCAAGGAGACTCCATTAACTTCATACTTCTCAACTGGTGTCTTATTTGGATATGTAAACGGAATTGTTTGATCGATAGATCTTGTAATTCCAGTCAATGATCCAGCAGCAATTCCAGTATAAGAAATAATCTCATCATTAACCTTGATGTAACCAGGGTTAGTAGCAGCAACGCCAATATTTTCAAAGGATTCAAATCCTTCAGTATTAGCAATACCAATAGCAGCAGAACTGGCATTAGTATACTCTGCAGATAAGGTAGTTGCCTTGATGTCTGATATGACATCACTGATGATTACCTTATTAATCCTTTCATGCATACCGTGGTTCTTATGATTCACTTTAATATGCATTCCATCTTCTTCTAGTGAATTTAGAGCAAAATCGCTAATTACAACATCAGAACCAAATCCAACGGATACCATAGTAGTAATTCCACTAGAAGGACTGATAAATTGTAATGGTTTTGCACTACTAATCTCAAAATCACCTTGGACGTTATCTAAAACCAAATCATTGATTCCAGTAACTGCACCTAATGATAGTTGCATATTTCTACCCAACTGATCATTACCAATTGTAGGTATGGTTAAAACGTCACCAACTTGATATCCAGAACCACCAGCGTTAATGGTTGCAGCAATTGCAACACCATTTGTACCACTAACAGCACCGATAGTAATATCAGCAGTTGCGTTCTTACCAATTCCACTAAATGATGCCAAAGCAACGTTAGAGAATGTAAACTGGTTACCATCAGATGGTGTGTAACCAATACCAGCATTAACTATGCTTAGATCACCTGTTGCAGAACCGCCAGCACCAACATAATCTGCTCGTGCATTACCGTTCTTTTGGATAACTGTATTACCTAGAACCAATCCAGATGTATTGATAATATCATTAGTAGATACGATCAATTTCTTAGAATTGAATTCTAAAGAATCTTTAACCAATTTAGCAATTTGGTTATTACCTTTTGCTAATTCTGGGTTGAAGAATGATACAGTTCCAGTTTCCTCTTTAAATTTAGCACCATAGAGTGTAAATTTAAGATCTTCATACTGACTTGGGTTCCATGTAGAACCATTTTGTGATTTGAATAGAGAACCAAGCATTGGTTGTGCAGACACAATCACTTGTCTTGATTCTGGTTGCATTAGAGTACTAATGTCAATCTCACCCATTCTTGAAATCCAACATGTATACTCATTGGACTGAGACAGTAGAACTACTGAATGATCAGTGCCAGATTGTAAGTACACTGGTGATGGGAATGTTATGGTAGTTGGTGTTCCACCATCTACAGATTCAATAATATCTTTAGGTTCAACGATTACCTCACCAAATGGGTATACCTCTTCTGAAGGAACACCAGCAATCATAGGTCTCAACTGTACCGTTACTGGTAGCAGTGGATCTTTTGTTCTAAAGAATACTTCAATAGATGTTACGAACATACCACCGCCATTCTGTACTGAGAATGACTGAGCCAAAGGATCTTTACCACCCCTTGCAGGACGTGGTGGATTCCGAGGAGGATCTGGTGGCCTTGGGGGAGGCACAGGTGGAGTAATTATTAATGGTGGCGCAGGTCTTGGAGGATTAGGCGCAACCGTAATGATTATAGGATCAGGTGGTCTAGGAATACTAGGAGCTGGCCTTGGGGGAGGACTTGGGGGTGGGGGAGGAGGTGGAGGAGGAGGGGGTAATGGGACTACATTTGTTTGACTACTTGTTGTTACTTGTTGAGTTGATGTAACGTCTGTTGCAGGTCTCGCTTCTGATGCTGCTTGAACATCAAATCTTGGTCTTCTAGTAGATCTGATAGTCTCTTGCATATTATTCAGTGTACCTTGAGCAAAGTATTGCTCTTCACCAAAGGTTCCTGTCATACCACCAATATTACTATTGGTTGAACTACTTGTTAATCTGAATAACTTAGTTCCTACTTCAAATGATGGATTAGAAGGAACATTTGGATTAGGAATATAGAATGATCCTAATACTGTTCCTACATGATCAGAGAATAATCTTATATCAGTAATCTCTGCTTCACCATTAGAACCACGTAATCTCATTCCTGTTCTTACAAAACCACTATAAAGACCCTGAGTATTATCTGCTAAAGATACAGTGTCTATATTAAGAAGAATTGAAGAACTAGAATATGTGGCAGGAATAGTGTATTGCTCATTATATGGACTTGTCGTAAATACGTCTGTTGGTGCTGCAATTGGTCCTAACTTATGATTAGATGTTGAAACACGGAATGTTATTGCAGGAGTAGACTGACTTACACCAGTCACAGTTCCTGTTGCCATTGTTCCAGTAACTAATTCACCAACTTGGAATGTACCACTTATCATCCTAATTTCTAAAAGTTTAGGAATGACAAATGAATTTACATCTTGTCCATCAAAGAATCCATAAAGTCTTGTTAGTGGTTTGAACTTACGTCCAGTAAACTCAATATTCCTAGACCTCATAAATGCAATGACAGAGGTACTTACTACTCTATCGCCTTCATTTATCGTATCTGTTACTTCACTAATTCTAAGTCTTTCACCAGACCTATTAGAAGTACCTGTTCTAGTAGTAGTTGTAGTAGTTGTAGTTTCAAAATTATTTGTAGTTACAATCGCACTTCCGTTATTACTAGAAGAAGAACCTGTTTGTACTGTATTACTTGAAGTAGTAGCACTAGATCCTGTCCATGTAGTATTCCAAGCACCCCATCTAACAGGTCCTAAACCTGTTTGTGGGTCATAACCATCAAATTCTAATTGTCTACGTGTCTGAGTGTAATTATCAACTTGAATCTGTTGTGGTGCTAATCTAACTTGGTCAACCCAAATATCAGATGATGGGAACAGTACAATATTACCTGTGTAAGTTGTTACTAGGTATGGTGTAACATTCTCAACTCTAGTTGCATAAACTTGCTTGATCGCTGGTTGAGGATCATAGTCTAGTGTCAATAACTGACCTGTCCTTTTAATACCAGATCCAACCAAATCAGTAACAAATCTTGGGTCTGCAGTTGCACTCGCTGTGGTTCCAATTCCTATTAAAGACTTAGATCCAATCAACATATCAACTTCAGTTGTATAGTGTGTTGGTCTTAGTTCTAGGTTTGTTGGGTCAACACTATTAGTTACCTTACCAGGTTTTAACTGTGTTGATGTTCCTGTAAAATTATCAACGTAAATACCAGATTTAAATCTTGTTAAACCAGCATTATCAGGAATAAACAGACTTTCTGTATTAGATTCTAGAAGAGAGAGTGCAGTATAGTACTCTAAGTTCTGGATTCTATCTTCCAATAATGCAATATCTTGCATCCTATATCTCTTGTGAGATTTAAGACGGACTTCTACATTCTCAGCATTACAGATATATGGTGGGAGGGTAATATTTGCAACTTCTAAAGCATCCTCAATAGGTATTGGAGGTAATGGATCATCAGCAGGAATACCCTGAACTAATTGGAAATCTCCACCTTTAGTTAAATATAATCTATCAATTCTTCCTTGATAATAGGAATACTGAATTCTTATAGACTCATCTGATGCTAAAACATTTTTAGCAGAGTTAGTAGCATTAGAGAATACTCTTGCATTAAACTCAAACGGAGATAATCCTGTTGAATTTAAATCAAAATTAGTTACTCTAGGTCTAATATCAATAACATCAGTTAGTTTTGTTCCTTGTCTAATGCTAGGTAATACACAGTAGTCAATCTGATCATAAGAAGAAACTGTAGTAATATCACCATCATCTGTAGAGGCAAACTCTGCAGATTCAAAAATAACTCTTAGTTTTTTACGAGGATCTTTACTGTTTGGTTTTCTTACCAATCTAGAATAATCACAAATAGTATCTCTTTGTCCACCATCTAAGACAAATCTTTCTTTAATATCAGTATCACCTGGATCAAAATCGTTAATAGTTCCTGAAATTCCACTTTCATTAAATTCAATCTGCTCATTCAATTCTAATCTTAAATCACTAAGATATACAAATGCTGCAGTCGTACTATTAATTCGTTCAATGTATATACCTATAGCACCAGTTGTTTTACCAACAAATTCTTCACCCGCAACTAGATCATCAACACGTCCAGTAGGACCATTCATATTGAATAAAGTAACTGTTGGTAGTAATGGATCAGCAATAGCACCAGATTCAAATACACCATAAACCTTGGTTACATCAGGTTCACCAAGACAAATTTCTTTATCCTGAACTCTTAATCCATAACCATAAGAACCATAACTTAAACCATCATTTAAGGATGTTGTACCAACACCAGAAGTTACTAATTTTGATTTATTAACAACAATAGAATTAGTTCTAACCTTATTCTTAATTTTGTTTTTAATATTAATTTTTTGTAGTGTAGCAATTAATCTTGCAGATCCAGCAGTAGCAGATAATCCAAATACTCTTAATTCTCTACCACCATTAGTAAATCGAAGTTTATCTGCAGTTAATTCTTCAGTAACACCAGCATCATTAACTAAAACATATCTTTCTTCATCATAAGGTAAGAATGTCTCATTTTGTGCTGCTTGAACTGTATTAGTAGCATTAGCAGTAATTGTTACCTCATATTCTTTTCTAATTGTAATAGAAGACTCTGTTACATCAACATCTGAGATCCACTTCTTAGGGAGAGGTGTATATAAGGTGTTGTCTGTAGAAGACTGAAATTTAGATCCAAGTAATTTAAAATCACTTACATTTGTTTGTGCTGTAGGTAATCCACCATCACAAATACCTGCTACAGTATTGATACCAGCAATTCTAATTGAATCACCGTCAACAATAGAATCAACAAGAGCAAAAGATCTAACTGGGGATGCACCAGTATTAACTGCTGGGTTTGTATAAGATACGAGATCACCAACTTTTATTTTCTGGAAGAATGAAATACCTGTACTTGTAACGGTTGATAAACCAGGTGCTGTACCAATTTTAGGAGCAATTTGACATGATCCAAAATTAAGTTTTTCCTTATGTTTAACATCAGCATTAAATGTACCAACACCAACAGAACTATTAATAGATTTTACATCAGATACTGAATACGCAGTTACTGCGATAGCAATTCTATTATCATCATTACCATTAAAGATTAATTTCTCACCTGGTGTAAAGGAACCAACTGAGTTATATGCAGTAACAATACCAGTACTAGTTGCATATCTTAAATGAGCAGTAGCACCACTTGCCTTACCTTTAATATAAGTTGGCAATGTTAAACTTGCTGCTTGGTTTAATGTAATCTCAGTATATGGTTGAATATCATAAAGTGTAATATCCCACTCATTAGTTTGAGGTAATGCTGCAGAATATGATCCAGACTCTAGAGCATGATCATAAACTCTTGCAAGTCCAATCTCTTTACCACCTGCTACATGTCCACTAACACCAATTCTTTCATCTCTAAGACTAATATAAGATGTTGTAGTAAATCCAATCTTTGGAGCACCATATGCCCTATTAACAGTTAAAGTTGGACCAGTGTAATAGTTTACTGCTTGATCTTTTAAAGTTTTCTTGGTTCTTGTCTTTTGAAAATCAAGGTATACAACATTTCTTACAGGAACTTCAAATCCCTTGATAAATGCTTTACCTGGAGAGATCTTATAAGTACCCAAGGCATAACTTGGTTTATTATTACTATATGTTAGTTGATTTGAATTGAATATACCATTATTACCTTGCTTATCATTTAATGATTCTTTTGCTGAAATTTGAAATGGTTTAACATAAAAATCACCAGCATGACTATATGTTCTTCTTGCTAACTCGTCACCAAGTTCATTATACTTAATTTTATCATCAATATGAGATATAGATCCACCACGAACAATCAATAACTCAACAAAATTCTCATTTTTTTCAGAGTCTAGTGATTTTTGAACTAATTTTGCAGTTACCTTTAGTCTATCAGCACCAGGAGCAGCAAAGTTATTAAATCCTTTAGCATTATCAGTAAGAGTAGTATCTTCACTTGAAGTAATAACAGTCTCTTCAATCTCTAGTCCAACTCTTGCTGTTGGAGTATCACTACGTGCATCTAAGATTAATGTTTGAGCTTCAACTCTTATAAATTGACCTCTTATAAAATATACACCATCAGATAGGAATACTGCAGATCCAACTGATGACGCATCTGAAGGAGCAGTTTTAGCACATCCTTGTCCTGCTTGTAATGTTATATTAGTATCTTCTGCTACTACGTTTTCATCAAGTAGTAGTGATTCATCATCATCAAATTGCTCTTTATCATTAACACCCTGACCAAGATAGGACACTATCATTGTAAAGAATCCTCTGTCGGATGCTCCATCCATAGTGCTAATAATCTTAGCCTTTACACCAGAATTTGATCCTCTTACTATTTGGTTAGTTAAAAATCCCCAATATTTTGTAAGATCTATACCAAGAAATGTTTTTTCAACTTCAACAGTAAAAAGTGTATTATTATAATTAATCTGTCCAGGAATTACACAAGAACCTTCCTTAAACAAGTGAGTTCCAACTTGTTCTATTTGATTCTGAAGAATAGACTGTAAAGTTGTTAACTCTCTTGCCTGAATTGGTAATCCTGGCTTGAATAGTACTTTATGAAAGTCTTTCGTAGCATCAAAATCGTCAAAATAAGGCGATACATTGAGATTAATTTCTTGTGCCATAATTGTCGTGTATTACCTTAGAATTGCAAAATAACCTTAATATCTTCTCGCTGGTTAGCAGATCTTGTGATTGAAGGTCTGTTATCAACGTAGAGCACCGTGCCAGTGTATTTTTCTACTTCAGGATTTGCAACACCCTTAATAAAGGTTTGTCCCAAATAATATGTTTTATTATTTATCACTGTACTTATACCTGGATTACTAGCAGATCCAAACCCTGAATCTATGTATAAGTCTTTTGTACCACCTACAATTTTCAAATTACCACCAGTAGTAGGTGTACCATTAAATTTATTTAATTCAAAACCATAAGTTGGTGATGCCTGTTGAGTACCATCAGTATTAAATCCAACTAAAGATCTATCCTGCCAATATCTAAGAACACCAGTAGTTTTATCATAAGATACAACCCTTCCAACAGCAGTTTGTCCAGTTCCAACTTGTTGTGTTATAAAACTATTATTTGTAAATGTAGTTGTTTTGTAGTCATCATCATTAGGTGATAAACCCTTTAATACCAATCCTTGAAGAGCACTTGCTCTATCATCTGTAATTACAGAAGTAGATTCATATGATTTTGGATTCTCA